TGATGGGCGGGCGGACGTTCGTGGCATCCGCTGGACCGGAATACTGCTCACCAACCGTGTTGCCGTTGGCGTCCCTGAAGGAGATCAGCAGAGCCAATCCCACCCGGTGGCAGTTGATATAGGCGGAGAAGCAGTAACGCTTCCCAGGCACAACTGCCACGGGCTGTTCATCACCGGCCCAGAACTGGGTGTTCAAGGCGAGATTCGAGGGTGCAAACCCACCGAAATGGGCCAGGCCAGGCGGAGCCCATTCCGGGCCAGCAACAAGGCCAAGCTGCTGCCAGGTTCCGTTTCCGGAGTTCCACCAACCCCACCCTCTACGCCCGTCCTTGAAAAGGGTGTTGGATAGAAGGTTTCCGCCGCCTGCGATTGATGCATCAACCTTTGCGGTGAGTGTCTGCACCACCCCGGCGTCTGCCTTGCCAGCCACGCTGGCGCCGACCTGGTTGACCTGCTGCCCCAGAACGCTGAGCTGGCCACCTTGTTGCGTGACAGTCGTGGTCAGCGCGCTGAGCCCGCTGGCGGCCGCGTCAGCGACTCCTTGGGCCGCCGCCGCCTCGGTCACATCCAGCAGCACGAAGTCATCCCAGAGGATTTGCTGGCCAGCAACCAGATTGCCAGTGTGATATTCCTGGAAGTGCAGCTGGTTCTTCCCTTCCGGAATGGTCAGCTTGCCGCTGATCTTTACCCAGTCCTCAGTGCTCAACTGCGAAACGTTGAGCTGCTGGAAGTACGGATAGGTGGCCGAAGCCCCATTGAGCGACAGATTGCCACGCAGCTGGATCGTGCCGCCCGTTGCGCTACCCACGCGCTTGACCCAAGCCTCCGCGTAGTACGTACGGCCAGGTGTCACGTCGAAGGTTTGAATAACGGTGCTGCGCGCCACGCCATCACCGCTCACCGCCATGGCATTGGTGCCAGTGCGCCCACCTGGGCCGACTACCGCCCAGGCAGCCAGCGCAGTGCCGGAGGCACGCCCCTCAAAGCTGCCGTCGACCACCATGTTGCTGCCTGACCTGTTCGCCTGTGCGAGCCCTGCGCTAACCGTGGTAATCGCTTGGCCCTGAGCAGTCGTCGTGCCCTCCAGCGTTGTCACCTTGCCGCTGAGCGTCGTGGCCAACCCCACGTTGGCGGCGAGCGTTGCGGCAGCCTCCGCAGCACTGGGCTGCCACTGCGTGGCGACGCTGCCCTGTTGGAACTGGGCGTTGTCCACGTCCAACTGGTAAAGGGCGCTCCCTGCAGCTGAGCCGAAGACCCTGCAGATGGCCCTGGCGGCGACGGCGCTCTCTCCGGCGAGGCTGGGATTGATGACGAAGCGCGTAAAAGCGTCGGTCAGCACGAAGTCCTGTTGGACCGTATTGACCGGGCTGCCTGCTGCGTTCACATACTGGGTGTACATGCGGAACAGGGCACCAGGCGTACCCTTTGCCCAGATCGACCACACATAGGATTCACCCACCTTTACCTTGGGCCGCATTGCCACCGCAGGTTCGATACCCACGTAGGAGCTCGCCCCGGTTAGCGTGCTGCTGATGCTGAGGAAGCGCGAAGACCCCGGAAGGTCGCTGACCCCATACCTTGCTACCGCGCTGCCGGATGATGACGATGCCCAGTTGGGCGCAGGCGTGTTCGCGTTCGTGCTGGTCTCGAAACTGCTGTCGATCAGCAGGTTGTCTCCGCCGATGTTGGCCAAACCCGCTGCCAGCCCGTCTGCACGAATGTTCACGGCAGTAATAGCTTCGCCCTGCGCCGTCAGTGCAGCACCCTGCTGTGTGACCTTTGTGTCGAGCGTGCTGAGCGCACCAGCATTGGCGGTTGCCTGGCTCTGCGCCGCATTGGCGGTCTGCTGTGCTGCCGCTGCAGCCGCGGCAGCATCCGTAGCCACCTTGTCGCTGACGGCAGCCCACGCCGTCCCGTTCCACCGCTTGGGCGTATTGGCATTTCCAGTGGAATCGATCCACAGGTTCTGCGGCAAGCGATCGGCGACCGCCGGCGCCGCCGCTCCATAGATGACCTTCCCTTTAGCTCCGGCGGCATCGGCTGCAGCCTGCGCGGCCTGCTGGGCGGCGGTGACGTTGCCGTTGGTCTGAGCAAGGCCGGACTGGACTTGGCCGATCAACGTTGCTTGCGCAGTCTGGATCCCTTCGATGCTGCTGGTTCGCATCGTCAGCGCCTGAAGACCAGATGCCGTCAGCTCGTTTGCCACCAGGTCGGTGACGTCGTAGATCTCGATTCGGTCGAAAGCAACCGTGGCGCCAACCGTGGTCACGTAGGCGGTGAAGCGCGCCTCAATGCGGGTGGGCCCGACCTCAGACCAGTCAACGGTGTAGCGCTGCCATGTCGTATTGGTCACCGCCACAGTCACGTCCGATACGCCTTCCACCAGCGCAGCGTCGCGCACATGCTGGCGCATCAGCACATTGCCGCCCGTGCCCACCGCCCGAGCCATGAAGATGGCCCTGAACCGGCGAGGTGCCTTCACAGGCTGCCAGGCAGCCTCATTGGCTGCAATCCAGGGAGAGGATGCGGTCGATCCCCGACCAATCACCACGCCTGGCCCACCGTCACCGCTGGCCGCGCCCCACTCGATACTGTTGCCGGCAGGTCCAACGGTCCGGGTCCACCATTCCATACCGGTGGCGAAGTTGCTGTTGGGGACAATGTTGTCCCCAGTCATACGCAGCCCGGTCAGCTTGCTGTTGACGGTCGTTGTTGCCTGGGAGTTGGCCTGGTCGGCGGCAACCATCGCCTCTTGCAGCTGGGTGACCGCCGCGGTGGTTGCGAGCTGGCCTGTTCCTGCAGGCAACCGCGCTTCCATCGTGCTGATGCGCTGTACCTGTGCACTGTCGGCCGCCACTCGCGCGGTGCGCTCGTCACCCACGAAGCCTTGCGCTTGGCTGAGCTCGCTGCCTGTGTAGCTGCCGCGCATCTGCACGGCGAGCGTGTTGCGCTCGCTGGCTTCAGCTGCAAGCGCCGTCACTCGGGCTTGGCGTTCCTCCTGAACCAGTGCCACGCTGGCGCCCGGAGCCGGCCGGCCGATGGCGATGTAGTCGTACTCGACATAGTCGTTAGCGGTCTGGCCACGGGTAAGCGCGATACGAACCTGCCGTATCGGCGACGGGCCAGACCATGGAATATCGCTGATGTCCACGGTGGCTACGCCAGCAGCATCGAACGCCGGCTGCGCGATTGTTGTCGACTTCCCGTCGTTCCAAGCCTGATCAGCCTCTGTCGTCCAACGGACCAGGCCAAGCCAGACCGGATTGCCGGTCCTGCGCATGCGCAGCTTGATGAAGCGATAGGCGTTGCCGTCGATCCCCAAGGCAGCGGGTGACTGTGCGTAGGATGCGCTGTTGTTCGTCGGGCGGAGCCAGCCATCATTGAGGGCCGGCGCTCCGCCATTGCTGCCCCATCCTTCCACCGTAGTCGTAAAGTGCCAGATCGTCTTGCTGTCGAACTGCGTACCGCTGCCGGCGGCCACCTCGGAGAGCGCACGCGACAGCGATTCAACGTCACTTTGGCGGGCATCGGATTCCGCGGTGACGGCGGCTTGTCGCTCTAGCTTCTCGTTCAGAAGCCCTGCTGCACGCGCCTGACCCTCGGCCGCAACCGCGTCCATGGCCTGGCCGATCTGATTGGCACGGGTCTGGGCCTCCGATACGAGCTTGGCGTTGACCACGCCAAGCTCGCGCGCCCGCGCCGCTGCCTCGCTGGCGTCGGCCAACACGCGATCGAGAGTCTCTTTGTCCAGTTGGCGCTGCTGCTCCACCTGCTTGCGGGTCTGCTCCTCCAGATCCTCCGTCAGATCACCGATCACCTCGCCCAGGTTGGCCCGCAGTGTCTTCTGGACCACCCGACTCGCCTCGGACAGCGCGCCGGAGGTGTTCCGAGACCGGCACGCAAAGGTCCAGTCGCCCGCCGGGGGCAGAACCGCCTCGAAGGCGGCAACGTGATACCCGTCGTCCCCCAGCGGCGTCATCTGATCCCACGCTGGCGCGGCCACTTTGCCTGCGCTGTAGCGGATCTCGACACCTGCGAAGTCCGCGGACTGCACGGTTTCGTTCAGGAAGCCCCAGGTGTACCGCCGAACGCCGCCGCTGATTTCGGCCACGTCGAAGACGTCGACCAGGACTGGCGGTACATCTGCACCACGCGTTGCGTACATCGCGGTAACCGCGACGCCGGCATTGCCTTCGGGGCTGTACGGCCGAACGGTGATCGGGTAGACCCCTGCCTGAGGGATACGCCAGGTCGCGGTGCGCGTGCGGGTGGCGGCCACCTGCTCAAGCTCGCTGTTCCGATCCAAATCGGACAGGACAATAGTCTCGCCCACTGGACCGGATACATCGAAGGTCGCTGAGAGCTCAGTGAAGACAGTATCGCCCTGCACGACCTGCTGCTCGGTGATGCGCAGATTGCTCGCCACCGGCCGGGTCTGCAGCAGAGAGCCATTGGGTGCCGGGATGTACTGGCCTGACTCGACGTACCGCCAGAATTCCGGGCCTTCCGGTACAACCGAAACCGATGCGCCCTTGAGGTCGGACTCTGGCTCGATGCCCACCACACGGACGCGGTAGCCCGGCGTCTGCTTAAAATCGAAGATCCAGATGGTGTCGTGGGCGGGGTTCTCGGCGGTGTTGCCCGGCAGCGGTGCGTCAGCAGGCCAAGGATCAACCAGCCGGATCTGGTCCGTCTCTCCGGCGAAGGCGGCCACCCTGAAAACGCGATATACCAGCTCGCCAGGAATGCGCAGCCCGATGAAGCTGTTGCCCGTGGCTGGCGCGCGCACCTGATCGTCCAGCGTCAACACCACGGTGGATCCATCCCGGGTGGCCGACACAAGCCTGCCGCCGAAGCCCCACTGCGTCAGGTCGTGCTGCAGCGCCAGCACCGACATGCGCCGGTAACTCAGGTGCTCGATATCGGTGCTGAAGGAGATGTCCTTGTACTGGTACAGGGACTGCGCCAAGTGATACCGCGCCATCTTGGCCGCGTGTTCCTCCGTGGTGATGCCCTCGCCCGATACCTGGGCCGGGTTCAGCATGGTCTGGACACCTGGCGCAGTCACCCTGAGCGTCTTGCTCGACCAGTCCGAACGGTCCACGTAGGTGAACTCGATGCCATCGGCCGCATTGGCCAGCGTGTAATCGATCTGGAACTGCCCCTTTTTGATCGTGGCCATATTGACCACGCCCGACAGCGGCTGCTCATCCGCCGCCCATACGACCGACAGTCGACCGGCTGCCCAGGTCACGTTGCCAAAGCCTGCGAGTGCGATCGCCTGCAGCACGTCGTCATGGCTGCGCGTGTCACGAATCACATTGTCGTAGGTGTACTTCGAAGCCGCGCAGTGCAGCATGAACGCCTGCAGCGCCGCGATATCGATCTGGGCGTCCAGCAAGCCCAACCCCGCGATCAGGTTACCGGCTGGATCGCGAATGCCGCGCGCGTAGGCAAGGATCTGGGCGCCCGGGTTGCTGGTTTCTT